TGATAGTCAAATGGCGAATATTTTAAAAGAGGAATCTTTAAACAATTCAAAACAATATTTTGATTTATTAAAAAACACAAATGCATATAACTATGCAAGAAATTGTCATTATTTTTATAGACAATTATTACATGCAACACAATTAAATGAAACAGGTAAATCTTTTTATTTTTTTAATTGTGGTGTTAAAAATATGCTTGTTTTGGTTGCATTGTCTTATACAGATCAAAAAGCAGATTATGGGAAACCATTTATGTGTATTATGAAAACAAAAGATCCTTCAATTTATTGTAGTGGTTTTTTTGGTAATTGTTATTCAATTAAAATTCCAAAAACAGATTCTTATTATGTTATTTCTAATTGGAGAAGAATTTCAATACAAAAAATTACATTTATGTGTGATTCTTTTTTTAGCGTATTATCAACAACAATGAATTCTGTTATGTCATCACCAATTCCAACAAATTATATTATACAAAATAAATTACAAGAAATTTTTTCTATAAGATTAATTATTTCTTTCTCAACAAATCAAAAAATTGGTGAATTATTAATGGATACGAGATATGCATATATGTCTGCTTTTTCTTTTTATACAAATATAACAAAATTACTTGTAGAAAAATATAAACCCTCTTATGGTACTGTTCTTGAATGTTGGATTGTTAGAAGAATATTGGATAGATTACCATTAATACATAAAAAATTAATGAAGGATGGTATATTACAAACAAAAATAGAAATGAATTTTAATGTGAGGGATATAAAGACAATTGGTGGTATTGTTTCTTTACCAGGGTTATGGACAAACCATACATATACAGATATTACTGAAGTATTGGATGATGCTTTTATTTATGTACATACTATGAAGGAACCATCAAATATTCATCATGAAAACATTAAAGCAATAAAAACAATAATAGATTTTCAAAATCAATTTGATAATTTGCCTGAATATATTAAATATGGTGCTTCTTTTGAAGAAAATAATTGGAGAAATTTTTTACTTTATGAAACAAAGATTGGCTGTTCTTCAAATATTATTGTTGATTCTGTTAAATATACTTTACAAAAAGAAAAACCATTTTTTAAAAAAATTATTCATGAAATAAATGATGAATCGATTGGTGAATTATTAAGTACAAAAGCTGTTATTTCTGATATGAATAGGGAAATAATTTCTGAAACAACAATTCCAAAAAGAGAACTTAAAAAGAAATTAAAAAGAATTAAAGAAATGAGTTTAATAAATGATGATTATGTCTTAAATGGTGTGGATGAGAAAAATTTAAAAAGATATGTTTTACAAACTCATTCTAAGTTTTATAATAAAAGAAAACTTAGACAAAAAGTTATGGAAACGGTATTAGAAAAAATAATGGATGATAAATCCTGTGATACAACTATTAAATTAGCAAATAAATTCATTAAATATGAAGATGGTAAAGTTCTTGCAGATATATGTATAAAAGCTCAATATGGCGCTAAAAGGGAATTTTATGTGGTTAATATGGGTGCAAAAGCTTTAGCAAGAGTAACAGAAAATTTTTTTAAAAATGTTTCAATGAATTCTCCTAATGAGGCAATTTCTATACCTGGGGACAAAAAGACAATAGAAATGCAAAAAATGTTGGATAGAATTTATTATAATAATTTAACAGAAAAACATAAATTAATGTATGTAAATGGTGATTGTACAAAATGGTCTGCTGCAGAAACTATGAGTTCTTTTTTAGCAATGTGTTTTGCTTTTAAAGATTATATTACTGATAATATGTATGAAGTTTTGGTTTCAACTTTTAATGCATGGAGTGATAAAAAAATACAAGTGCCCATGGATATATATAACAAAGTTATACCAACAAAAACTTTCCAAACAACCTATTTAAAAAATGAGGAAGTTATAAAAACTGCCCAATTAAAAAGTACACAAAATTTCCTTCAAGGAATGTTCAATTATTCATCATCATATAAAGCAGTTTGTTGTACAAATTATACTTATTATCTTTGGAAAAAATTATATCCAGAAAGTAGATTGTTGATTGAACATATGGAACATTCTGATGATTATGTTTTGTTAGTTTTGTATGAAGAAAAAAAAGAGTTTGAAAAATTTAGAGTTTTACAAAAAATGATGATGAGATTTCATGGTTATAATGATAGTGATAGAAAAACTAGTTGTCAACCATTTATGATGGAATTCGTTTCTCAAATGTCATTTAATGGTGTTATGTTATATCCACAAATAAAAAAATCAAAAGAAATAAATCTAAATTTACCATGTACAGGTTATAAAATAGATATAGAAGCATCAATTTCAAGAGTTGGTGAATGTTTTAGAGTTGGTTGTAATCAAAGTTTTCTTTATTTTTTCCAAAGACTACATTTATACTGTGTTTCAGAAGCATACTCTATTTTACCAAAAATGTTTAATAATTTTGAAAGAAGCTTAAAGGATTTATTTAATGAACCAATAGAACTCTTTGGTTTACCAGAT